CAACTGTAAACGGCTCTAAGGCTGTATCATCTGCAGGTTCTGATGAACTATTAAGCTCTATGAAAATCATCAAGAGTTCAATGGGTAACATCACAACATCTTCTGCTGGTGATCATTCTATACCGCTTGCAGCAAGACTACCTGGTGCAACTGCACTACCAACAGCGACTGCTTCACCTTTAATGGTAGTAGCTCGTATGGCTCGTTTATTGGATCAACAGCAAGTTGATACACAGGGTCGTTGGCTTGTAGTAGATCCTGTATTTATGGAGCTTCTTCGTGACGAAGATTCAAGGCTTCACAATGCAGACTTCGGTGCTACAGGTAGCTTACGAAACGGTCTAGTTTTAAATAACTTAGGCGGTTTCCGCTTGTATCAATCAAGCAATCTACCATCGGTTGGCACTGGTCCTGGAACTACAGGTTCAGCCAATCAGAACTCAAACTTTGGTATAATTGTGGGCGGTCACGATTCTGCTGTTGCTACTGCTGAGCAGATCAACAAAACAGAAACATATCGTGATCCAGATTCATTTGCGGATATTGTCCGTGGAATGCATTTGTATGGTCGAAAAATTCTTCGTCCAGAGGCTCTCGTTACTGCCAAGTACAACGCAGCGTAAGGGAGGACTAAAATATGGCTACGTATGATATGACATCTTCTGCCACTAATGGCGTAGGTGCTAATGTTACTGCTGTTCCAACTGTTGTTGGCAATACAGTACGTACTGTTGAAGCGATCCTAGACATAGACGCTATGGTTGCTGCTGGAACTTCTCCTGCTAACGGAGATGTGTTTCAACTTCTAGAAATCCCTGCTGGCTCAGTTATTATCTGTGCTGGTGCGGAAATCATGAAGTCATTCACAAGTTCTTGTACTTGTGATATTGATTTCGGTGGTGGAGATGACATCATTGATGGTGCTGCTATTGACGCAGCAGCAGGTACATTCCTTGCAAAAGGAACAAACGGTGAAGCAAATGTGGTAAACACAGGTGCTGCATCTACTTTCGCATCCGAAGCTTTGGCTTGCGTAAGTGCTGCTGATACTATTGATGTAACGATCGCAGGTGCAACTCCTGCAACTGGACGCTTACGAGTGTATGCAGTTGTAGCTGATGTATCTTCTGCTCACAAAGAAGCAGCAAGTGCAGCTAGAGATAATCTAGCTTAGCATTAAGTAATTGAAGAGGCAGGGAGACTTGCCTCTTCTTCTACATAGGAGTTATTATGGCTGAGACATTCCTCACACTAACCAATAAAGTTATAACTAAATTAAACGAGGTTGAGTTATCTTCGTCTAATTTTTCTACATCAAGAGGAGTTCAAACACAAGCTAAAAATGCTGTAAATGAAGCTATACGCTACATAAATCAAAGAGAACATAATTATCCATTTAATCATGCCACTGCTACACAAACACTAACTGCAGGTGTAGTGTCTTATTCATTACCTGCTTCCACTAAAACAGTTGATTATAATACTTTTAGATTAGTCAAGGATTCAGACTTAGGTAGCTCTGGCGGTAAAATAAAAATATTAAACTATAATGATTATATTGATAAGTATGTGACACAAGAAGACGAAATAAATACTACTACATTAAGTACATCACATACAGACTCAGTTACTACTATCACGGTAGCAAGTACTTCAGGTTTTGATACATCAGGAAGTTTGTACATAGGTAATGAAATTGTTACTTATACAGCAATTGGATCATCTACTACATTTACAGGAGTTACTCGTGCTACTTCTTCTACAACAGCTTCTGCCCACGACAGCGGTGTTACAGTAGCTCAATTTGATGGAGGAGGCGTTCCTGAATGCGTAGTTAGAAAACCCGATAATAACTATTTATTATACCCACATCCCACAAAATCTTATCAAATAAAATTTGACTATTTTACTTTTCCTTCTGAGTTATCTGCACACGATGATACTACGACTATCCCTGATAGATTTTCTTATATTATTGTTGCAGGTGCTACCGCATTTGTATATCAATACAGAGGAGAAGTTCCTCAGTATCAATTAAATATGGAATTGTTTAATGACGGTATAAAACATATGCAATCCTTATTAGTTAATAGATTTGAGTATCTACGTTCTACGTATCCTTTAGGTAATTCATCTATTTCAAGACCTAACGCTTTTAGAGTATCTTAATATGCCAGATAGTTCAAGAGTAAATCCTGTAGCATTTAATTGTGAAGGTGGATTAATTTTAAATAGATCTACGTTTTTAATGCAATCAGGTGAAGCATTAGAATTACAAAATTTTGAACCTGATATAGGTGGTGGCTATAGAAGAATAAGCGGCTTTAAAAAATACGTTAATCATATAGTTCCTGAAACGTCTGCTTCTTCTGAAAAAGTATTAATGACTACTATATTTGCTAATAAAGTATTAGCAGCTAGGGGTGAAAAGATATGGAGTTCTGCATCTACTACTACAGCTTTATTTATAAATGCAAGTACAAGTATGACAGGATCAGGCACACTGACTGTATCTAGTACTTCAGGTTTTTCATCTAGTGGTACACTACAAATAAATAGTGAAATATTTACTTATACAGGAGTAACATCTACTACGTTTACTGGTGTAACAAGAGCAGCTTCTAGCACATCTGCAGCTAGTCATGCAATATCAGATATAGTTTCAGAAACATGGACAGTAAGAGATACAGGAAGAACAAACGCAGCAAAGTATTCTTTTGAGAGATTTAACTTTGATGGTAATGATAAAATAATTGTAGTTGATCAAACTAATGCACCTACAGTTTTTAACACATCCTTGTCTGCCACCGATGTAAGTGAAAGTAGTGTTGCTGGTGCTAAACACGTAGTAGCGTTTAAAGGACATATGTTTTACTCGGGTATGTCAAGCACTCCACAAGAGTTAGTATTTAGTCAACCCTTTGATGAAGATGCGTTTAGCAGTGGATCAGGTGCAGGTAGTATTAAAGTAGATGATACTATTGTTGGAATAAAAACATTCCGTGAAGATTTATTTATATTTTGTGAAAATAGAATATTTAAATTATCGGGTACTTCTTCTGCAAACTTTGCTATGGTTCCTGTAACTAGAAACATTGGCTGTGTAAACGGTAATACAATACAAGAATTTGCAGGAGATTTAATATTTCTTGGACCAGATGGTTTACGTACTGTTGCAGGTACAGCTAGAATTGGTGACGTAGAGTTAGGTACAATTAGTAAAAATGTACAACCTTTATTTGATAAAGAAATTATTAATTCTGAAATTTTTGAAAGTGTTGTAATACAAGATAAAACACAATATAGAATATTTTTTTCAAAAGTTGGAACAGCACAAAATTTAACCAAAGGTGTTATTTGTGTGAGAAAAGGAGACACTTACGAGTTCTCTGAAACAAAAGGTATAAGACCCTCCTGTACTGATGCTATTGTTGTTGCAGGAGATGTTATAATACTACATGGAGATTTTTCTGGCTACGTAAACAGACAAGAGTTAGGTAATGATTTTGACGGTACTGCCATAGCTGGTAAGTATAGAAGTCCTGACTTAACTTTTAGTGACTTAGGTGTCAGAAAACATATGCAAAGAGTAATAGTTAATTATAAACCTGAATCAGCTATTGACGCTAACTTATTTTTAAGGTATGATCAGGAATCAGCAGACTCACCTAGACCTGCTGCATATCCATTAGATTCATCAAGCGTTACTGCTCAATACGCAGTAGCTATATACGGTAGTGGTGGTACTTACGGAGGAACATCACAACCTTCAGTTAGACAGTCTGTAGAAGGATCAGGCTTTACTGTAGCATTAAGAGTAAATGATGGAGGAATTACTGCTCCTTATTCTCTTAAAGGTTTTCAGTTAGAATATCAAATAGGAGCGAGAAGATAAATGGGTGCTACATATACAAGACAATCATCTTATGCTGATGGCGATGTAATTACCGCAGCACATACTAACGATGAGTTTAATCAGTTACTAGCTGCTTTTCAAGCAAGTTCAGGACATACACACGATGGTACAGCCAATGAAGGTGGACCTATAACTAAGTTATTAGGTACATCTATTACTATTGGTGATGCTACATCAGGTACAGATATAACTGTAACTTTTGACGGTGAGTCAAATGATGGTGTTCTTAAGTGGATGGAAGATGAAGACTACTTTGAATTTTCTGATGATATACTTGTAGCCTCTACAGAAAAAATACAATTCCGTGATACAGCAATATACATTAACTCTTCAGCAGATGGACAGCTTGATCTTGTAGCTGACACCGAAATACAGATAGCAGCTACTACTGTAGATATAAATGGCGCACTCGTTGTTGATGGATCTAACATATCATTAGATAGCACATCTACATTAAACATTGATAACTCCAATACATCAAATGGCATTACCGTAGGTACAGCAACCTCTGGTGTACCTATTTCTATTGGACACAGTACGTCTGAGACTACAGTAAATGATAACTTAACAGTATCAGGTAATACAACAGTATCAGGTACTTTAACTGCTAGTAACATTACAACTTCTGGTGATATTACTTTAGACGCTGACGGTGCAGACATAGTTTTTAAAGACGGTGGAACTGAATTTGGTAGAATAACACAGCTCTTTGGTAATCTAGTAATTAAATCAGGACCTAGTTCAGAACCTGCTTTTGTTATAGATGCTTCTGGAAACACTATTGGTGGAGGTAATTATTCTACTGCAGGTTCAGGTACTTTTGCTTCATTAGACATCTCAGGTGATATAGATGTAGATGGCACTACTAACTTAGATGTAGTAGACATTGACGGTGCGGTAGACATGGCTACAACTTTAGCAGTTGCTGGAAATGTAGACTTTAATGG